TGTGACCGAGCACGACGATGGTAGAATTACTACGGACACGAGCATGCACGGCGAAAAAATCCACGAGCGGATTATCGACCCGCGCATGTGCAAGATTCAGACGCCTAGTAAGAACGGAGGCAGCGAAAGCATCCTGAGCAATCTTGATGATTATGACTTTATTTGTCAGCCGGCATTGATCCCTGGGGGCGACCGAGGCCACGAGATTGAGCAGGGACTGCAGGCGATGAACAACCTGCTAGCTTACGACCGCACAAAGCCTATCGACAGTGTGAATCGACCTCGACTTTTTGTGTCAGAAAAATGTGCTAACTTTATTACAGCAATGGCAGAATACAACGTAGAAGGTGGACTTAAAATGCCGTGGAAAGACTTTATTGATTGCGCTCGGTATGGGGCGATCACGGGCATTTACCCTGGCGAAAACTTTATTGAGCCAGAAACCTCAACGCGCCAGATGCCGAGCTACGGGGCGCCCACTAGAACGCGCAACATTGACTGGTAATGGAGATTCTTAATGAAGTAGAAAGCAAAGACGACTTGCCGCAAACCGAGGTGGTCAAGCTGCTGAAGATATCCGGCGCCAAAATTAAAACGCTGCGAGACAACCACATGACCACCGCCGATTGGTATCAGGTGGCGAGTAAAGGGCGCCCACGGGTGATGTATCGCCCGAGTGGGGTAGCGAAGCTGCAAATACACCTCGCAGCAGCAGAAATTCTTCCGCTTGCAGTGCCGCGCTTCCAGGAGGCGGTTTGCTTGCCGATGCCAATAAATGAAAGGTCAAAACACATCTGGGCTAGGGTCAGACAGACTAGTGGAGAATGGGAACGCCATCCAGTACTTGTTACCCCTAGAATTCGTGCCCACTTATTCCCCGGAAAACCCTTCAAGGTTCAAATCGTCGAGACGGAGGACGGGGAAAAAAGTTATAGGCACGAAAGCCTTTGCCCTTGAGCAAGGCGACAGATTCTTGGCTTGGGACTACTGCTATCTGAAGCTGAGGGGCGCAATTTTTGGCTCTGTTGAAGAGTCGTCGCTAGAGGCGATTAGTGAGAGGACCGGGCACGATCAGCGCTGGGCCTACAAGGTGGTAAACAACCTGCAACGGAGACTGAGGAATCAAGAGGAATGACGCACGACTTTATTGAAGACGCCATAGAAGCCTGCAACCGGGAAAAGACCCCGTTTGTTTTTGCGGTCCGAACCGGGCAAGACTGCGAATGGTCGGTTCATTACAATCTGAAACACTACGAAGCAGCGGGTCCAATCAGCAAGACACAAGAGGTTAGCGACCTTATATCGCTTACCTTGATCGATGGGGAGCAAGAGCCGTGACGTTGCCAAAATCGACAACGGTCGCGGGGGTAAAAATAAAGATAGTCGAGCGAGACTTGTCAGACGACGAGTGCTTTGGGTATTGGAATCACGATAAATTAACCATTTTTATCGGGAAGGGACTGAAGCCAAAAGTGGTGAAGCAAACGCTCTGCCATGAGATGATACACGCTGCCCTGGATCTCTCAGGGATCAGCTTTGCAAAAGATTTTCCGGACGAGCCAGTCGTAAGAGCCGTAGAAACCCTTTTCCTCCCAGCCTGGGAGCGAATGAAGGCGCGGCTTGAACAGCCAACTGACGCTTCGTCATGCCCTCAAAGCCAAAATTCACCATAGCACGCCGAAATAAGATCCCCGTTTTAACTTTCACTGAGCCAGTCGGGATAGGCAAAAGCGTGCAAATGCTGCTTCAGTTTGACCAACACTGGGATAACCCCCATAGCAACCAAGAGCTGATAAAGAAGCATATGCAGGAAGCGGTTGATAAGGGCGCTCCGATCATTATGGGCGGGGATACTTATTGCTGCATGCAGGGCCGCTATGATGCCCGGCGTGCTCGCCATGGGATTCGGCCAGAGCATGACCATCCAAACTATCTCGACTGCCTCGTTGAAGGCTTTAGCGAGTTTGCTGAATTTGCTGCTCCGAACATTGCTTTTATGGGCAGAGGCAACCATGAGCTCTCAATCCTCAAGCATATTGAGACGGACCTGATTGAGCGCACCGCAGAAAGGTTGCGAATTGCTGGCTCATCAGTTGTTACTGGCGGGATTGGCGGCTGGATTATTGTTAAAATCCACATCACCAAGACGCAATTCGTCACTGTCCCGGTCTATTACACTCATGGAACCGGGGGCGGGGGGCCTGTGACAAAAGGTGTAATCCAAACAAACCGGAGAGCCGTCTATCTGCCTGACGCTCAGGTAATTATTTCGGGGCACATCCATGAAGAATGGATTGTAACTTTGGCTAGAGAGCGCCTGACGAGTAGAGGCCGAGTGTATTTAGACGAACAAGTGCATCTGTGCAGCGCGACCTACAAACAAGAGTATGATCCAGCAAACTCGTCTTGGCATTCACAGATGGGCCGCCCGCCAAAGCCTATAGGTGGGACTTGGCTTGAATTTACCATCGCCAAGGAGTTTGACGGCTTACGGCAAGCAAACAGAGGCGGAAAGCATCTGCCACTCCACAAGGTCAACATCAACGCTACCCGGGCGAAGTAGAGACACCGTGCCGTATTGTTTCCGGTGTGAGCGAAGCGCAAGTAAACGCTACCGACAAGCCGGACATTAAGGAACTCCTCCGGAGCTATGATCTGACGCAGTCAGAGCTAGGCCATTGGCGTGATCAGTGCCAGGTAAGCTACGACGACCGACGAAACTATTGGCCTGGAAAAACCAATGATCTGAGAAAGTCCGGCCCTACGGCAACGCCTTGGGAGGGCGCAAGCGATACAGAGGCCTTAGTCGTGGCAGAACGCATTCAAGCATATGTGTCGATGTGCTCATTTGCGCTAAGTCGCGCTAATATCCGAGCTTATCCGATAGAGGTGAGCGATGTCGCGCATGCCCGGGTGGTGAGCTCGTTTTTAAAATGGATGCGGGACTATTACATCCCAGACTTTGCAGCCCAGATGGAGCTGGCGAGCTCTTATCTTTACGAAACCGGCCACGCTATTACCTATGTAGGCTGGGAGCAAAAAGACGTTACAAGAATGCAGCGCCTGGATCTTCAGGAAATAGCGGCGGTGGTCCCTGAGCTGGCAGAGCTTATTGTGACCGAAGAATACGACGACGACTTGGTTCTCATGCTGCAGCAGCAATACCCAAAGCTGCAAAAACGCGAAGCAAAGAAGGCTCTACGCACTCTGAGAAAAGAAGGAGTGGCCGACCTGCCCATTCAGGTCAGAAGCATTGACCGCCCCCTAGTTCAAGCGCTGGCTACCGACACCGACATCCTTTTCCCCCACTATTGCACCGACCCACAAAAGGCGCCGTTTATTCACCGCCGTGTGCTGATGACCCCACAAGAAATCTTGTCCCGTGTTAATACAGAAGGCTGGGATGAGAAGTGGGCCAACGATGTTATTGAGCGGATGCGAGGGATGGAACATTCTAACACGCTTGACGGCTCAGACCGTTATTCGGAGCAAGGTCAGTTTTCTGACAAAGAGTCGGACTTTGTAGAGGTCATCTACACCTACCAGCGCCTGATGAAAGACGGCGCCGAGGGCATTTACTGTTGCGTCTGGCACAAGAAGATGACCGACAACTATGCCAAGTTTGAGCTTCTTAACGGCTTAGAGGACTACCCGTTTATCGTCACCAAGCTGCATAATGACAGCAAGCGGCTGTACGAGACCCGGTCGATGGTGGACCTGCTACGCTGCACTCAGTGGCAGGTGAAGGCAGAACGAGATGCCCGGATTGACCGAGCTTCCCTGGCGACCTTGCCGGCCAGTAAAGGCCCAGTAGGCAGGCCAAAGCCTGAATATCGCCCAGGGGGCCACGTAACAGAACGCCGCCCTGGGGAATACGGCTGGGTGGATCCACCGCCAGCGGACTCTGGCAGTATGGAGGTAGAAATGACCATGCTACGCCAGGCAGACAGGATGGTTGGTCTGAGCAACCCAGCAGAAGACCCAGAGGCTCAGATAAAACGAGCTTTCTACATCGACAAGTTTTTGAGTCACGTTCGGGATGTTCTGAGCGAAACATACAAGTGCTTCCTCCGCTACGGACCTGACAGCCTCCTGTTCCGCGTATCAGGCGTCCCTGAGCCTCAACAGTTCAACAAGGAGGGCGAGTATAAGGAGATGGATATATGCGTCAATTTTGATGCTCAAATGCATGACCCAGAAACCGTTGAGAAAAAGATTGGGCAGTTTGTCCAACTGCTGTCTCTGGACCGCTCTGGGAAACTAAACGTCGAGGCGCTTTTGGAGGTCATAGCAGCATCCATAGACCCAGCCCTAGCTGACGCCATCCTGCAGCCGCAAGAGCAAGGGACCGCAAAAGCCATGCGGGATGTCGCCACAGACCTCTCTATGATCTATTCCGGCATCGAGGTTCCCGCTAGGCCTCAGGGGGCTCAGGTGGCGATGCAGCTTTCTCAGCAATACGTGCAGCAGCCTGATGTCGCAGAGCGCCTCCAAACTGACGAAGCCTTTGCCGCCCGATTGCAGAAATACATGGAGCAATACCAGTTTGCGATGCAGCAACAGGAAAACGCTCAGATAGGAAAAATCGGAACCGCACCGGCTTACGCGCAGGGCATGGCTGAAGGATAATTATGGACAACGAACAGACCTTTGAAGAGGTCGCTACATACCTAAGAGCCACGCACATGGCAAAAGTCATCGAGCGTGAGCTTATAGTGCGGCGAGAGATCGCTTTAGTACTCCTCTCCGAAGCCTCTGAAGAGCGAGAAGTGTGGAAGGCAGTGGGCAAAATTGAGGTGCTCGATACCCTTACTCATTTTTTTGCCGACTAGGTTTGGACAGCACAAAGTATTTTAAAGACTCGCAACCGTTCAGGCGCAGAGAGAACGCAAAATGACAGACCAAGACAACGCGGAGATCGTGTCTGCCGCAGAAAATGACACGCTACATACAGAAGAGAACGACAACCTCTCCCCAGAGGAAGTTGCTCAACTTCTGGCCCAGGCTCCAGAGGAAGAAGCAGAAATTGAGGAAGGATTTGAGGATACCGACCCTGAATATGCAGACGACTCGGAGTTAGCCGGACGTTTTCTGGACGATCTTGATGAAGACGGCTGGCAGCACATTGCCGAACATCTTAATTCCCGCGGGGCAGATCGCATTGCCGGGCTGATTAAGGAAAGAAGCGAGCTGCGAGCCCGGTTGGATCAAGAGCCAGAGCAGAAAGAAGACCCGTTTGAACGGCCTTCTGACCCTGCGAAAAATCCATATAGCTCAGTCGATACCGTTGAGGAATTGCAGCAAAAAGCTGCTGATGTTGACGATATGATTGAGTGGGCGGAAGACCTACTTGACGACAATGAGGATGAGACAGGCGACTCGATTATCCATCAGGAAGGCGAGAAGGAATACACCAAAACGGAAATTCGCTCACTGCTCCGCAATGCCAGGAAAGCACGCAAGACACACCTCGTTAATCGATTCAACGAGCTTCAAGGAAAGCAGGTCGTATCGATGCAGCGTCAGCAAGCGCGACAGCTTGCCGAGGAAGAGTTTGCGTGGATGCAGGATGAAAGCAGTCCCGTCAGACGCCGCTACGAAGGAGTGATGAACCACCCTGGACTGGCTGCGTTGAAGGATAGTTTTCCTGAGATACCGTTAGTGCTCGCGCACGCGGCAGACTCAATCCATCGGTCAGAGCTAAAGAAAGCCGGGAAAGCAGCGCCCCCAACTGCCAAGCAGAACAGGATGCGGCCCCCAGCCAACCCCAGCGCAACCGCTGCCGCTCCGGCAAAACAGGCAACTGCTCCGCCTCCCGGATTGCAGGCCCTTGAGGCCCAATACGAGGAGAGTGGCGACTACCATGTCTTGGAAGAAATCCTCGCTCTTCAACCTTAATAACAACCAGAAAGAAAGGAATTAGACAGATGGCATTTAGTGCATCATATGACAATCCTGCAGCGCCTGGGACGGGAGCAGCGGTCAGCAACAGAGAGGATCTTACAAACATCCTCACTCAGCTTGATCCTGTTTCAACGCCCCTAATCTCGCTGCTGCAGAAAAGCAAAGCGAGGGCTACCTCGCACGAGTGGACCGTAGATGGCCTTGCAGCCGCAGACGGTTCTAGCGGACTCGTCGAGGGCGCTGACGCGGCAAGCTTTAGCGATAAGTTTGAAAACCGGGCAAGACTGTCCAACGTAGTGCAGGGTTTCCGGCGCGACTATCAGGTCAGCCAGGTTCAGGAAGCTGTTGACGGCGTTGGTCCTGCGGGAGCCGCTGCTGCCAAGGTTAAGTGTTTGCGCGAGCTCAAGCGTGACGGAGAAGCTGCAGTCTTTTCGGCTAACGATAAGACCGTGGGCTCTGGATCGACTGCTGCGATAATGCGCGGATTTAATGACTGGCTCGACTCTTCTGGCCCGTCCGATGTGCCTGCTGCATACCGGACACCAGCCGACCAGGTCATCGCTATGTCCAACACTGCGGTGACTGAGGCCAAACTTTCGTCTGCTCTTGCGAGCATGTTTAACGTAAGCGGGAACCTTAGCAACGTCACCCTCATTGCAGATACTCAGGTGCGCGACAGCATTTCCAATTTTATGCGTGCTGCTGCTAGCTCGACGGCCACTCGTTATCCAGTGTCCGGCACCGGGAAGACCGTGACGTTGTCTGTCAGCCTGTATGAGTCGGACTTTGGTGCCATCTCGATTGTAAACAGCAACCCAGATTGTAGCCCGGACACAACCTTCCACGACCGTGCTCTTGCCGTTAACTTGGATCACGCAAGCTTTGCGACCCTGATCCCAGCCAAGCAGGTAGCTCTGGAAGACCAGGGCGGTGGTGCTAGAGGATACTGCGAAATGTGGGGCACACTTGCCTGTCACGATCCGCGTGCTCACGCATCAATCGATGAGGCTCGCAGCTAGACTTAACCAATAAAATACTAAGATTATGGCTAGAGTAGCAAATAATGAGATTAGCAACGGGTATTCCGATGTCTTGATCATCAAGCACGGGGACTTGACCGCTAGCGGAACAACTCAGACGTTCACTATTCCGATTCCGGCTGGTGCGATTGTCCGAGCAGTTGGCCTCTACAATGAAGAGGAGTTTGACGGAGTCGGCGCAAGCTTAACTGTTGTCATGGGAGACGGCAGTGACCCTGATGGGTTTCTTGCATCAACCCAGATTCACACAGATGACGGGTCTACCAAGACTTACGCAAACGGCACAGGCAACTACCTTGACGGTGGCAGCACTGACAATGAGCAGCAAGGCAAGCTTTACGAAGCAGCCGATACAATTGACTGCCTGTTTACCCTGAACACAGGGGCTTTGTCAGACATCAGCCAGGGCAAAGTCCGGCTGTATGTCGATTTAAAGCGTCTTAACCCAGAGGCGCCATAACAGTTTGGTTCGTCCAAACCAAGCGCCCCAGTCAGGTTTACTTGTTTTCCCTGGCTGGGGCGTCTTTTCAAGATGATTGAGGTCATAGAACATCTAACGCGAGCTCAGGAAGGTGAGCTTCGCCGGGGAGGGCAATTGCTAGACCGGCGAGACGCTTACATCCGGCAGCAAGAGGCTTTAAAGAATACGCGGGACGAAGACCTAAATATGGAAGGTCTTTACCGCAACATGCACCAGGCAGTGAGCCAGGGAGCGCAGCAATTAGCGGCCAACGAGCGCAAGTCTAATCAAGCTGCAGCAGCGGAAGCGCGGGCGATGAAACAAGATGTGCGCTTTAAAAAACAAAAATGGCTGCAGCACAAAGCGGAGATCCCCGCTGACGAGTATTTTGCCTTTGCCACATCACGGCCTGGCTGCTGGCAAGACGAAGAATTTAAACGGGATTACCTAAAAAGAAATCCGCATCTCAAATCCAACTCCTGATGGCTCAAACAGAGACATACGCTAACCTGCTCTCGCTGATAGAAAGCTATCACGGCGCCAACCTTATCGACATTGAGAAGACCCGCGTCAGGCACTTGGTTAACGCCCGAGCTCGGTCTGCATACCGAGAGTCAGACCTCTGGGATCAGTTTCTTGTCACCGGGGAGGAGCGCGTTGTAAACGACTCAGACCCCACGCGATTGTTTGTGCCGTTTGCTGGCACGACCTCCGCGACAACAGACGTTACAAACATACAGGCCGGCGACATTGACACCGTGCTCCGAGCACACGACAAAAACCCGTTTGCCATTACCAGCGCCCGAGAGTTTGAGGTGTTTATGGGTAAGGACGGAGTTGAGCTCCCAGGATACAAGGTGACCTACGGAGCAAGCCAAGTGCCTTTGACATGGGCGTCTGGCTTTGGATTGGGCCTGATAACTCTTGCAAACAAGACAGACGCAATTGTTGGTGGGACTGTAAAGGTGGAAGGAGTTGTCACCGATTCCTCAACGGCAAACGAATCGTGCAATGACACGTTTACACTGACCAATGTAACTCAGGCAGACACAAGCCCAGAAGCGCATCTCGCGGTCATTGCTCACTCTTTTAGTATCCAAGCAAACGCCTCCACGCTGGCGAATGCCAAGGTTTCCTTTCCGGTTGTTTTTCTTACCTACAAACGCCAACTCACCGAGGTCTACGGTGACCAAGACGGTGATACGACCTCTATCCCAATGGAGTGGAAGGATTATATCTGCTTGGGGGTCTTTGCCGACATGCTGGCAAGTGACGGGTTTGTAGAAAAATCCCTAGCGATGGAGGCCAGAGCGGCCAAAGCGCTGCAGATAGAGCTTGAGAGAATAGATCGGAACCGGGCGCACCAATTCGTTAACCACCGAGTCCGGACGCATGGAAGCGACCAGGCACGGCAAACCACCCATATGTAAAATGCCAAATTATTCAAAAGCAAAAGGATCGGCCCTGGCCGGCTTGTTCGGGCCAAAAGCAAAGGCTGGAAAGAAAAAGAAAGTAGCCAAGCGCAAAAGGGCGCCCAAGCGCATGAGCTACTAGTTCGGACGCGCCGTGCGATTATACGTTCATGGCTCAGGGATCAACAGCTTACAGCCTTACCGCAGGGCAAGGTGGCGTCTTAATTAACGACACGGCGGCTCATACGGAAGGCACTTTTATGTCCATCCAAGCCGTGGGTGATGCGGCAGCGGTAATTAGTAGTTCGGGCACCACTG